TCTTCGTTTTGCTTAAAAATAGCAAGTCGAGCACTATCAATACCTTTGGTTTTTGCCATTAGTAATTACCTCTTTCTTTTAATAAATGGTTTTTTTAAAATGATAAGTTGAATAAAGTTGTGAAGTATTTGGCTCACGGTCAATCCCGCCACCAATCGTCTGATACCAACCGTTATCACGTAACATGTTGCGTACAGGGTGTTCATACAAAGCTGTGACATCACCCTTGACACTTAATGGGTAAAAGAACTGTACCTGTACCGTGCCATCGTCAGCGATAATTTCATCGCTACCATATTTGCTAGGAATACGAGAAATATCGTTAACTAAAATCACTATTTTATTCTGAACTGACGACTTAACATTGTTAGGAAGACCATATGCAAAAACATAATCTGGGTCAATTCCATCAATGTGGGCGTCTCTAATTAATTGTTTAACATCGTTTGAAATCAAATCTTACAACCCCTTTGCCTTTAAAATAGCCTTGGCTGTTTGAGTTTGTGCCGCAAAGATTTGGTCATATGGCATGGTTTCAACAGATTTTTCAAACCAGAATTGTGCTGGTTGACGGTACGTGCCCCAGTCAGTCCAAACAGCAATTGGATAAGTCTTTTGCTCAAAACCTAATTCAGTACCACCATCAATAAATTGATTTGGCTTATGTGTGATATGGTCTCTCAAGTGACCAATCGACTTTCCGTACAATTTTTTGTTGTGAACATCTTCAAATTCATCATAAGGTGTGCTATCATATAGGTGCTTTTCAGCAATTGGAATAGCGGCTTCAACGATAGCTGAACGCTCCTTACGAGATAATTTAAATTTGTCTAGTTGTTTAAGCAACTCGTCTTCACCAGTCACCTCAATTGAGCCTAAGCCGTTAGTAACCAATTTCTTGTTAGTCGCCATATGATTCGCCTCCTCCAAAGCTGGAAGCTCCAGATGAGCCACCGTTCTTAATAACCGATTTTAGTGATAATAGGTCGTATGATACAATTGCGGCAGTATCTGGGACAATATAAGTTACAATAAAATATTTATTTCTAAATCTTGCCCGGTAACTGTCGTAGTCGAAGTTTGGCCTGTGTTTAACAGCAACTACGATTGTATTTTCATCGTCCATTCCGTTAACACTCGTAATGTTTCTGTCTGATACTCGATATTGTGCGCAATGAAAAGTATACTTAACATCAAATGTATCATCATTAATATCATCTCCAGAGTTAATGATATTACCGTTATCTAGCTCTTTCCATGACTCGTTTGTGCCAAGTTCTAACTTTTCTTTGTAGCGCCATAGGTCAACCTTATTTGCCATCTTCTCACCTCACTAACTAAATGGAAAAGTTCCTACCATAATTAATAATGGTTTCTAGTGAGGAGGAATTAACAGTGCCACTGACAGGCGCACCGTCACGCTTCAAGTATAAAGTGGTGGCTACTTCCAATACAGCCCTATCTACAATAGACTTGAATTGTTTCTCACGGTCTCCATCAAATTGACCAGAGACTTTTGACACGTAAAAATTAACGTAGTCAACAGCATTATTAAAATATAAATCAACATCTTCATCTGAATCTGCGTTAATTTGATTTCTAAAGTCATCAATCGTCACCGACATCTATTACACCTCCTATGTAGCCCCAAAAAAACGGGGTAAGATTATTCAGTTGGTTTTTGAGCTGGAGCTTGAGCTGGTTGAACTGGAGCAACTGGAGTACCTTTTACTTCGTCTGACTTTTCAGAGTCACCAGCGGCGTTTGTACATACACCTTGCAATGTATATTCTGTACCATTTGTTAAGTTATCAACCGAGCCACTTAACGACACACCAAAGTCGGTAGTACCATTATGACCATCTTCTGTCTTCCAGTAAACAGTACGCTTAGTAACCGCCGTGCCGATATTTTGACTGTCAGAGAAGATGACGTTCAGCTTACTGTCGCCAGCATTAACCGTTAATGACGGTTTACCGGGGGTTTGATTGGTTGTCGTAAAATCAACAATCGTTGCCTTTGAGTTCTCACCAGCATGAGCAATCTTGTAACCAGAATGCTTAGTGGCTGGATTAAGTCCTGAAATTACAACTGGAGATGGTTGATTGGTTACAATCTTTTCATCTTTATCATCGTAAATATCAAAGTTTTGTGTCAATAGAATTCCCTCCTATCATATAGCTATGTATACCTCCTCAAACGAGGAGGTTAATAATCGGTTTTATTACTTGGCTACCACCGTAGCGCTATTCACGTTAGGGGTAACGCTAGTGACCGTGGGAGCTGGGTTACTTACTCGCAGGCTTAGCAACTACGAATGCGTCAGGGTTAGTAACGCCACCGTCCATGTAACCATCAAGAACGATTAAGTGACCACCAGCAAGTGCTTGTTGCGTATCAGCAGTAACATGAGTTAACCGCAAACCTTGCTTAGTCATAATAGTGTAACCTGCGTTGAAGTTACCTAATACGATTTGACCATTAGCGTTGCCGTTAAGTTGGTCAGATACGAATACGGGAATTCCTTGGAATGAATACCCCGGACGAACACCCACAGCACCCGCAATAGAAGTTTGCATTTGTGGTTTAAAGATTAAATGTTCATTGTCATCGTCCTTCAACTTAGATACAGCGTTGAATGCGTCACGAGACATAACGAATACAGCTTGTTCCAAGTATGCAGGGTTAAGCTTAGTCGTTAAACCAATCAATTCGTCTAACGTAGGAGTTGCACCGGCAAAAGTAACCGTTTGAATACCATCGCCACCAACAACTGGTTTGAAAGTCTTCGTAGCGTCTTCGCCAGCCTTAGCACCAACTAATACGGCACGTTCGATAGCCTTAGCTAATGAACGACCCAAACGACCAACGGCGTAGCTAACAATGTCAGGCGCACCGTCATTAATCATCATGTTTGATAATTGCATTGAAGCACCGACACGCTTTTGCGTTAATTCAACGTATTTTAACGTTGGCGTTTGCGCTTTAACTTCTTCAAGTTCACCAACGAAACCATCGTCAGAGTTGTCAGTTTCACGAGCTACCCGTAAGTTACCAGTTACTGACCCAATCTTGTTAGCCAATGCAAACACTGGAGAAGTTTCTTGTAACTTTTCAATGATAGTATCGGCAACAGTGGTGGGAATAACAACACCACCATCAGAAGCAGTACCGTTTACAGCGTTGCCCCATGATAAACCATTATCTTGTAAGGCACGGTCTTCTACATCAACGTCCTTATCGTGTTCCTTTGCAACTTCAAGATAATCGCGAACTGCTTTGCTATCCCGCAATTTGTTGCGGAATAAATCAGCGGCCGCGCGCTTTTCTAACTTCTTTAAATCTTTATCCATCTTTTCAGCACCCCTAGTTTCATCTTTTGTAGGTACGGCATTATGCCGTTGTTCATCTAAATTTGCAATTTCATCGTTAACTGATACAATATCTGACTTAATAGAACGCATTTCTTCTAATTGTTCGTCAGTGATAGTACCGTCTTCAATAGCAGGCTTAAATTCGTCCAGCTTACCTTTTAATGCTGAACGCTTTTCAAGCAAACCCTTTTTTGTCTTCATTAATTAGACCTCCAAATCATTAATCTGTTTTAATAATTCACGTGCTTCCATACTACGCTTTTCGGCACTCTTAGAATCTTTTTTGCTGGTATTAGAGTCTTTCTTGCCAGCCTTAGAATCAGCTTCTGTTTCGTCATTAGAACCATCATCTGATTCGCCAGACTCATAATCGCGCTTTTCGCCAGATTTTGCACAATTTCCAGATTTCATTGAGTCAGTTTGAGTGTCACCATCTGGCACGTCAGAACCATCTGGTTCAGGAACATCTCCGTCACGTTGACCTAACGCGGTTTGAATGCCGGCCAATACAGAGGCAACAATTTGTTGAGACAATTCATCAACATTAATTTGTTGTGCTGGAGACAAGGCGGTTGTTTGAGTAGTATCAGGTTCCGTTTGTTTCCCGTCACCATCATCTGGTTCATCATCACGCTTAGCCGGTTTTACAATAACTTCATTCGCTGGAAGTTTTGCACGCCGTTCTAGTTCAGTAAATAATTCTTTGGTTCCTACATCTCGTAATTCCAATTCGTTTCCCTCCTTAATATTAACAACTTCCGATAC